GGTTTCATAATAATGTTACTTACACTGATGTAAAAGTTATATCAGGAAGTAGTATTGAAACAAAAGATAAGCATTTTTTAAGGAAATTTGATAGAGTTGATTTTATAAGAAAAGATAATAGACAACTTATACATTCTGATGTTGAAATTAAGAATGTCATAGATGATAATAATTTTACAATAGGTGCTGGTTATAGTTTTGCAACATTAGATTATGTCGTTAAAAGAAGACTATCTTTTTCTTCCACAAATCTTGGAATAGGGGATTTAATTTCTGGTATACAAAATACATTTGTTGAT